ATCAGCGCCAAGAACTAAAACAACAGCTATCAATCCTCTAAAGTTTAAATTCAGGGCTATCTCCACCATCAGCCATCTCAATTAGCTGCTTCATTGCGGCTAACTTTTCAGGCTTCAACTCTTCTCTTTGGTCTGCAACCAATAAACCCATCAAATAAATACCTACATCAGCTCTGCTTTCACCTTCAGTGCTGAGCGCTACAGCATCTATAATGAATTCCATCGCTTGTAAAAATATGTCCTGTTGTTTTAATGACATAGCTCTACTCCAAACCAAAAGACTGGATAAATATACAGTACTTTTGTAAATATTCATACAGTGTTTTTATGAAGCGAGATTCATCCCTCATTCTGATAACTAATTTGAACCTTATATCAACGGCCACTCGTCGGCTTCAGGAAAGAACGACAAATTAGGCTGTTCATATTCATAGTCGCCATCTTCTCCAGCTAAAGGTTCAGGCTGATTTGCCTCGAAATCATCTAACCAGCTTAAATCTGGCTTGGGTTGATACTCTTCAACAAACTGGGCTGGGCGAACCGTACCACATGGCAGGTGCTCCGCAGGACGGATTCTTATACTCGTTTCATCATCTATTCGAATTGAGCTACCTTGTTGCAGCGCGATTAGAGCTGAACCATCAATGTTTGGCGGTAATCCACCACCTACTGAGTAAGGTTCTAATAATCGCTTAAGCTGATCGCTGACCCGTACTTTCTGCGATGGCGTACAGTTATTGACAGAACTCCGAGAGGAATCGGAGATTCCATAAAGAGCAAGATCAAAAGCCCCCGCTTCAGCGTCATCGCACTTTTCAGTTTTTGTTACTATCTGCCAGGTCTTAAGGCGAGTATTAACCAACTCACCTGCAGCAACAAAACCTTCTATCTTGCGAACGTCTTCGCCATGCGGAGATGCAAACGGAAGCACTTCATAAGAGTTCGTGATCAGCAAATCCTCACGCTTAACGAACGGGCCACCCTGCCCCATAATGTAGCCTTGCCAGTTGCCATGGTCGGCCGCTTTCATTGTTCCTGCGACATTCACTTGGTCTGTATCAGCCCTCGCCTCGTAGTTCTCAGCAATCACAGCCACTAACTCTGCATTCGTCATGACATTAACCGGTTTAAATGGACCAATTAAACGGTACATCGACATGAGATAAATAGAAGCTAGTTCTTCACGTTCTTGCTTGAAAACGTATTCCATAAAGGCTTTCTTGTTTTGGCTAGCTAGGCGGCGTAGTTCACGGTAAGTGGTAACCGGCGCCCCACCAAAGAATTGAAATTGACGAATACCCCAACGGCTCTTCCATGCGTTGACGTTTTTGGCCATAGCTTGCACAGATTGCCCGGTCTCTTTCGAAACCTCTTCACCCATGGCATAGCCATCAATATTTTTAGAAATGTACTTAGCGATGTAGCCTGTTGCTGTCCCTTTTTCTGGATCGATGTACCCAAAGTCACAACGAGGCTGATAATTGAATGGGCCTTGAATAGATTGCTTCTTGGCTGCACGTTTTTCGTTACGATCGAAGAACGGGTAAAGCTCTTCTTTGTCTTCATCAACCGCATAGCGAATAAATACGTCACGTACCTTGGCCACATGTTCAGGCTTAACCCAAATCAGCAAATGCCAGTGCGGAGTACCATCATGATGTGGCTCAGCAACTCGAATACCAAACCAACGAATTTCATCACGGCCTAACTTGGCACGAATACGCTGCCAAACCTTATTCAAATAGGTTTGTGCTTCACGTGGGCTCGCGCCGTTCCAGTGTGGAATGAAGCCACCTTTCTTATAGCTATTATGATATTTCGATGGTGTTGTCAGTGTTAAGAACAAACCTTGTAGGCCAAGTTCATTGCCGATATCTTCACAACCACGGCAACGAACCATTAACTCATGACGGCGAATGGCAGGGTTTGACATGCTTTTCAACACCATGTCTTCCATTTCAACTTCTTCACCAGTGGCCTCTTCTCTAAGTAGCTGGCCTTGAATGAAATCCCAGTTCTTCTTTTGCTGAACTTTATGTTCTTGAATGCAATCCCATGAAGCATAAGGTGATGCCTTCGCCGACACCTGCCCCATAGCAATAGCTAAGTGCTCGCGCATAATTTTACGAATGCGCTTTAAGCGTCTAAACCACCACTTTTCACAACTCAGTTTTGAGATAAACGACATGATATTTTCAGGCGTAATCTTCTTGTCATCGCTTGGTGTTTTTACCCCAAAGCTACGTACCAAAGAAACACACTGTTTGTAGACCATTAATGCCGCGATGTTCTCACCGTTCTCAGTTTCACATTCTATGGTCTGAGTCAGTGCCGTTTGATAGCGAATCAAGATAGACACAATTTTGAATGCCATTTCTCGAAGTTCATCTTCAACTAGCTCTGCAATGATTTTGCTTCTAACAGGTTTCCGATTTTTCTTTGCCTGGTCGAAGTCGAAACTGGCTTGTTGGTTCGCTTGTTCAAAGTTGTTTTGCTGAGGCTTGCTATCGTCGACAGCATCACTCAGCAAAGCAACCTTAGAAGTAGTAGGTAGTTGTTTGTATTGCTCTAATACCAACAGAACACGTCTATGCGCGGGTACCATTTTTTCACGAATGAAAGTGTTCGCGGCAAAGCGGCCTCGCTTCTTAAAAATCGAAACATAGCGATTTACGAAATACTTAGTTAGGTATTGAGGGAGACCGGCAAAGTGCTCTGACAGCCACTCTCGATCGGCAGGGTTTACTTCATATAACTTACGCTCAACAACTGAAAGGTTTTCAGGCTCACGATCGAACACCTGGCGAGAAGACAAAGCCAAGTTGTCTGGAATTGGGGTAACTGCTTGTTCACCACCTACCCATTCAAGGAAAGCTTCGTGTGATCGCTCTTGTTGCTGTTCATTAAATTCAATGCTGCTGATATCAACATCTTGATACCACGAAATAAGGCTCTCACCAGAAGTTTGAACCTTCTGCAGTGAGCGCCTATTTTTCTTGGAAGCGTAGGTTGATTTCATTAACACTCATCCAAGAAATCTTCGGGGTTACGGGTAATCTTTAACTGAACTTGAATAGTGCTATTACCAGACAATAAAGTACCTAATAACACTTCGTTATCAGGGTGATCACCTTCGAGCATTTCTATTAATAAGGTTTCAATATAATCAGGTGCTTCAACCGCAACTTTCAATGCTTCGCTCATAACCCTGCTAGCTCCTGTGTGTCCATAATCATGTGACCACCTGTGTGGTTACCTTTGATAATCACACCGTTCAAAACGTGCTGGCAGTTGAACAGCTCGCAAGCCGTATCAATCGCTGGCTCTGGTGAGTCAAACTCACCCAGCAACACGTTCTTCACTTCGTTGGTTTCATCATGGCGAACGACGCCGCCACCGCTATTCAGGGCAACTGCTACATAACTAAGCATCAGCAAGCCCCCACAGCCGATAAACAGAACTGCTCGAATTGATATAGCGCTTCATCATCAAAGTGGCCTAAGTCACGGAGGCCAAGCATTTCAAGAAATAGATGGCGGTTACTCATATCTAAGTTCGCCCAATGGTGAAGCTGTGAAACTTGTTCAATCGAACCGTTGCGGTACCAGCTTGGGAATGAACAACCAAAGAACACACGAGCTCGATCGCTTTCCATTGCTTCTTTGATATCGGCTAAGACTTCTTCTTGAGGGCGGTGGGTAGCGATAGGTTCTTGCTTCTTCGCGATAGCATCGAGCTGAATCAAAACTTGGTGTTGCTGCTCTTGATTACTTGAATTAAAACGCTCTGCGATTTGGTTAAAAGACTGACTAAATAGGTGCTCTTCAATGTTACTCATCATCATTTCCTCAAATTTTGGATATAAAAAAACCTCCCTCTTAAAATCAAAGAGGGATAAAAGGTGTAGGCATAATGCCTAGTGGTTAGGTTTGCTTGGGTGTAACTGGGTTATGACCAGCGCGAAAGTACATCCTGTGCGTTGGCATCAATTCGGTTGATTTCACGTGAAAGGCGCATTTGTTCAGCGCGGCAATCACTCTTGGAAAACTGAGCCTGTAACTCTTCACGCTTTGAGCGAAGCGGCTTTAGTTTGCGCTCGCCAAGTTCTCTTCGCGTGCGCTGTAATGCTGAAAGGCCACGTTCTTTTTGCTCACGGTTCAAAGACCAACAAGGCAAATCAGGGCATGGATTTTCTAGCGGTGGTACATCTAGATTTGAATGTTCGACTATTGCAACTGACATACTATTTTCCTCTAACTTAAGCCGGGAATAGCCGAACCATTGGCGACCAAATCCACACTCATAGCTAAGAATGGGGAAACGCCCTTTGTGCGGCTTTCTATATCGTTGATAAGAAGCACAAGGTTGCTAATACCCGCTTGTGCCTTTTGGATAATGACGTGTTTGTTAGTGCGACTAAGGCGATCATTTCCCGCATGCTCTAAAGCCATGCGAGACAAGTCACCAGAGTGCATCGCGTTTTCTAATGCGCGTTTAATGAAAGTTTCTTCACTCGCATCATTGGGGATTTGTGCGGTCACCACACCGAGGCCAAGCAAAAGACTATTAAGAATGGTGAAGTTGCCACTCGCCTTGGTGATCATCACAAGTTCTACACTGGTAAGGATGTGCGGCTGCTCTGGGTTGAGCTTATTGCGCAACATAGTGGCATTCATATCCACGGCCTTTGCTAACTTGGTCATGTTCTCCGAGTTCGCAAATGCACAACACGCTTCGTTAAATGCCTTTTGTTTAGAGCCACGGAATTCGCACATTGAGTCAATTTCGTTCATAACCAATACTCAATTGAAGACAAACGGGACGAAAACGAAACCCCAACCAAGAACATTGAGCCATAACGGGCAATACTCTTTGGTTGGAATTAGGGAAGATAAACGCATGACGGCCTACCCTAACTTTTCCATAGCTTCACGAGTTGCCATTTCCACTAAGGCGATCATGTTGATGAGAGGAGTTTCTTTACCTTTTGCTTTAGTTTTAATAGGTAAGCGACCATCGGCTACCCAATCCATGATGGTGCGTTTAGGCATTCCAGAGAACTGAGAGTATTGGTCATACGTCATGAAAGGCGTATTTAGGACTACTTGATATGAGAGCATAGTGATATCCTGCTATGTTATTGAATGTATTACTTCGGGCTATTGAGTTGCCGCTCACCCGAATCGACAAAGCGATTATGGATCGATAATGCAATCTGATCAACTAAAAATCGAATCTCCTGACTATGTAAGTGGTAAGGATTTTCTTAAAAAGCTAATGGAAGTCACAAAAACCGAACAGCAACAAGAGCTTGCTGCGATTTTTGGCATCCCTAAATCAACACTAGCAACGTGGCGCCAGCGAGATCTCACACCCCATGAGATAGCGATCAGAGCTCATTTGAAGCTAGGTGTATCTCTAAATTGGTTATTACTAGATGAAGGCGAGCCTTTTTCGAACTCAAAAGTGAACTCACATCATAACAAGTTCGAAAATGAGACTTTGATTTTCGATATAGATTGTTTTGCTGTCGAAGATGGAAAGCTAAAGAACAGAGGCGTGCTGTCTTTTGATAAAGCCCTCTTAAATGAACTTGGCGTCGTAAATGTAATGGCAATTAAAGATGGTCAGAATACGTATCTAGTAAATAAAGAATCTCACCAAGCAGTTAGCGGCACTTACTTAGTGGATATGGACGGCTTACTGTCTCTAAACGACATTCAGCGTTTACCTGGTAAGAAACTAGCGATCAGCTTTAACGGCTCGACTCTAACAGTTGAGGAAGATGAAGTAAGGGTCGTAGGTAGAGTTGCTTTGGTGATGGAGAAGAAGTGATGGAATCTAACAATGCAAATTAGTACACAAGATGCGGTAAGGCTAGGGTTTGTATTAGATGAAGACAGAACAAGATTAGATGAGTCCCAATTCATTGATAAATCGTCTTTTGATCTAGAGTTTAAAACTATTCTTACTTTAGATGAAAAAGATCATTCCATAATTTCGTCAGACAGCATCGAAAACCTAAAACCCCAGCAGTGTGCGTATTTAGTATCTAAACAGTTCATTAGAATTCCAAAAGGTTACATTGCGTACGTTTTTTTGAAGAATAGAATGTGTCAAAGAGGGTTGCTGGCGCTCAACACAGGCATTATTGACCAAGATTATTATGGACCGATCTCCACATTAGTTATTAATTTGTCCAAGAAACACGCGGCCATACCAAATGAAATTTATCCTCATGATCGATCATTCTTCAGAGTTGTCTTCCATAAATTTGATTCAAATAATACTAGTGATGCTTCAAGTCAGATTTCAGAGGACACTTTGATTTTCCCGGAAACCTATCATAGCTACGACCAATATCTTGGTGGATGTAAGTCTAAACTAAGAGATTATCCGGAAAATTTTTTAAACACTGCAGCATTAGAAGACAGGCTACAAAACGAAATAGAGAAAAAGGCTGGTGACTTTTCAATACGAAAGTTATCTGTTTACTTAGCGCTATTAGCCGTAGTATTTACTTTATTACCAGCACTAAAAGATTATTACTTCACTTGGAAGTTTGATTTGAAAGATTACTCACACCAAGTCATTGAAAACCAAAACTCTATGGAAAAATTAACTACACAAATACAAACTTTGGAAGCTGAAATCACTGGCCTAAAAGCTCAGATAAGCAAAGTTAATGAAGGTAGTACGCCGGACGATGGTAGGACTGAACCAGTGCTGGTCCAACACCTTAATATAACAACCTCACCTCAAATAGATAATGAAGTCCTAAAAGAGGAACTCTTAGACAATATTTTTGCCAAGTAACTCAACAACAGCTCCCAAGTCGGTTTCATTACCTTGATCTAAACAATAAGTACTAATAGCCTTTAACTCACTTTGTGCATTAAAGGCTATTGATGTACCACATGCTTTAGCTAGAAACACATCATTCTTTCCATCGCCAATAAATGCACACTGAGCCAGAGATACATTATATTCATCCGCCAAATGCTGCATAAATATAAGCTTTCCTTGTTCATCTGTAGGCAGGAGATTGAAATGTTTTACTCTTCCATTATTATCAAAAAAGTATTCACAAGCACTATATGAATGATCAATACCCAGCTCTACTTGAGCTATATCTGCTAATTGTTTAAATCCGCCGGAAATCAGAGCTGTAACAACCCCTTTTGACCTCAAATACTCTAAAAGCTCAATTGCACCCCTATGCATTTCAGATGACTCTAGAACTCTATCCAGGTGTTCTTTTCGCATCTCGTGCTTGATTTGAATTCTTATAGTATCAGCCATCCAAGCCGTATAACTTGGATACTCTCCACGAAGCCATTTATCTTTGCTCTCTTCCTCTTCGAGGTAACAGTTATGGCTAATTACTTTAGCTAAAACTGTCCAAGCACTAGGGGCTACCTTACCATTATCTAGAGCATGGTTTTTCTTAAATAGCGTACCTTCCATATCAAAGAAGAACATCTTGATATCTTTCATAATTGACTCATTCTTTAACGTCTAACTTCCGTTCGTTTATCTATTTACAGTACCATGATTTACTGGCTTGCTGGACTAATTTCTATCATGCAAACCAAGGAGCATATAAGCAGTATCCCAAACGTAAGAGCTTACTTGGTTACAAAACACCGAAATAGCTTATTAACTGCGCGCTTATTGCTTTTATGCTCTGTTGCGTAGCCATACTCAGCTCAGAGTGCTATAGTTTATCGGCCAAATTAAAGAAGAGTGGCTTCGGTTACTCAATAAAAAAGCCACTAACGTGGCTTTTTTTGTATCAAATCAACTCTACTTCGTCGATGCGTTATTCGCCATCGTCTTCGTAATTTCTTCAGCTAATGCTTCAATAACTGTCATACAAACAGAGTTACCAAACTGTTTATAAATTTGCCCATGTGATACCGCATCAACAATGAACCCCTTAGGGAAGCCTTGTAAATTTGCACACTCTCTTGGTGTTAACTTCCTAGGGTTCTCACCCTCACCTTGGTCAATCAAAATCTCAGAGCCATCTTTATAATATCTAGCACTAATGGTGTTAGTGTAAGCATCTTCAGCCTTGAACAGAGAGTAACCAAAACCGTTACCTTTAGTTTTATGACCTTCCTTACGCTTTTTATGACCAGCCCAAAGCTTGTCTGAAATGGTGTACTTATCTTCAATAGCTGCAAATTCTTCTGGTTTCAAAAGAATGTCACCTACTCTAGTTTTTTCCTTACTGCCCACAGGCCAATTGAAGATATCTTCAAGTTTAACCGATTGCTCTAAACCATAGTGATCTCTATCGAAACCAATAATGAATACACGTTCACGGTTTTGAGGAATACCAAAGTCACCGGCACGAAGTACTTTAACATCAACACAATAATTTAGATTTTGAGACAATGCATGACGAGCATCTTCACTCATAGGGACATCTTCAGGTATCTCTTGCTCGAACTCTCCTCGGAGGATTGAAAGGATCGTTTTTAACGTTTCACCTTTATTGTGCCCTTGAAGTTGCTTAACGTTTTCAAGTAGAAAAGCTTTTGGTCGTTTTTCAGCTAAAATACGCTGAATCTCGAAAAACATTGTACCGCGAGTATCACTGAAACCCTGTCTCAAACCAGCTTGAGAGAATGCTTGGCAAGGAAAACCACCTAGTAGCACATCATGTGGTGGGATATTTTTTGAAGGAATCTGAGTTATGTCACCATTAGGCATTTCACCGTAATTGGCAAGATATGTCTTTTGGGCAAACTTATCCCACTCAGAAGTAAATACACATTTACCACCAAAGTTTTGAAAAGGTAGACGAATGCCGCCGATACCTGCAAACAAATCTATAAACTCGAATTTAGTTGGAATGTTCTCATCATGGCGAAACGGCGCATTCTCATAGCTCTCACGTAATGTCTCTTCCAATTGTGAAATAGACTTTAGTTTTAACGGCGAAGGATGATGTTCGCCCTCCTCCCAGCCTCTGACGGTTCTTTCGCCTGTAGAATTCATTCCTAGCAAATTTGCGAACTCTGTTCGCCCTAAGCCAAGGTTTTTACGCGTTTTTTTGATATATTCAGCTTTCGATTCAGTCACAACAGTCATTTAAATACACAACTTATCCGGTTTTAGTCCGGGCGATAATAACACTGTGTATATGGACAGGCAAGGTTACCAAGTGCTTAAAAATTTAAATCACCTTATTCATGAATGTCGAGATGTGTTCGATATTCTTCCGTCGCACTCAGATATTTACATTAATGCTGAGCTAAAAGAAATACTACACAATGCTCTCTTGCAAGCAGAGAGCAGCTCAATATTCAATATACGCAGCTACGCAATCGAACTTACTACTGAAGATGGCTTGAGAACTGACCTTCCATCATCATGGCTATGGTATGGCCATGCATTTTCAAAGTTAAAGTTAGCTCTGAATGAATACAGCTTGCTAGTTAAGAATGCTAGAGCCCACCTCAAAGAAGCTGGACACACAAAAACAGAAACTGATTCTCTACTTAAAAAGTTTCCTAACGAAGGAAGCCTAGATGGGGACAGTACCATACTAGAAAGCTTTAAAAGTTTCCTTGAAACTAATTATTCCGAAATAGAGCAACCACTAATTACTGAGTTTTTGACAAACCGAGATTGGTGGTTCATTCCACTAAAGAAAACCAAGCAAACATCAGGGAAAACACTAGATAGAGGCGATATTTTTAAGTCGTCACTTTACCTAGCCTGTAAAGTAATCGTTGCAAACTCAGATAGAATACCAACGGTTGTGGAAGCCTTTTTAAAAGAACCTAAATTATCTAACTATTTTGATAATTTAGATTTAACTATAGACCACTCCCTATCCACTGAAACTTCGAACTCAAGCGTTTCTTTAGATGATAAATCAAGAGTGAAATCAGGCTGCAATAAGATTTATTATGGAGCTCCCGGAACAGGTAAAAGCTATCGAATAGACAATGAAACAAGTGACGAACACACTATTCGAACTGTTTTTCACCCCGACACACAATACAGCGATTTTATTGGCAGCTTGAAGCCAGCAATGATTAATGGTGACATCAGCTATGATTTCAGACCAGGTAGTTTTACCAACGCTATTATCCATGCGATAAAAAACCCTGGTGAAGAATGCACTCTTATCATTGAGGAAATTAACCGAGCAGCGGCAGCGGCAGCATTCGGAGAAATTTTTCAACTACTCGACCGTACGGTTACTAAAGAAAGTAAATACCCAATCGACATTTCAGATCCTGATTGGTTTAACTATTTAAATAATCAAACGGATAACTTTTTCTCAAATGGTAAGCTCTACATCCCTTCGAATCTTGCGCTTCTGGCTACAATGAACAGCAGTGACCAAGCAGTAATGCCACTAGATACAGCGTTTAAACGCAGATGGTTATTTGAGTACCTCCCACTAGACTACGATAATGCTGCTAACGGTACTTTGCCTCTACCACTTGAAACATCTACCGATGATGTAGAAATAAAACACGTCAAATGGAGTGATTTCGCTAAAACCGTTAACGAAGCATTAGCAGAAGACCATATCCCTGAAGATAAATTGTTAGGTCACCGCTTCCTTGATGACTCAGAGCTCAATGAGAACGGTGCTAGCGCCCTCAAAGGAAAACTATTTATGTACTTGTGGGATGACGTTCTACGTCACGGCCAGCGTGGAGCTGTGTTTGCGGAGTACATCACTGATGAAGATGGAGGTGATGTAGAGCTCACAACATATGGCCAGCTAATTAAAGCTTATGATGCTGGGAACAACGTTCTTAGAGACAGTATTTCAGAGAAGTTATATAAACTTACTTTGTCAAATGAAGCACAAGCATAAAGGTAACATATGAAGTTATGCTTAACTCTACATAACGATAGAGATCCGTTAAGAACTCTCAGCAAAGAATTGCAAATTGAGTTAAAAGAAAGAGGCTTGGTTACCGTAGGCGGAAAGAATGTTTCTTTCTGTGGATTAATCTATTCAGATGGAAAGCTACATGCTTTTTTGCCTAGAGCCACTTCCATAGCTTTAACTACCCAAGAAGAAAAGATTTTGCTCGCATCAGAAATGATGGCTGCAGTTCATCGATATTCAACAACGAAGAATAACCAAGTTAACGCCAATGATGAAGGCAGCGACTTCTCAGGTCTAAATCGGCTTAGCGCTGTCTTATGGCTATTAAACGACTTTCGAATTAACGGGCTATTTTGTAAACGCAAACAAAGAAAGGTTGTGAATAGTGGTAAAGCTGACTGGAAAAAAACCATCAGCCGACGAACTGCATTCTTGAGCAGCAATGGTCCCATTTACTTAGACATAGATAGTGAATTAAGTTACAGATTTATTGGTGATGAGATATCTAGAATTCACGCTGATGTCATCGGAAAGCTCGATGACCAGTTCAGTTGGCTTATTTCCCAAAAAAAATCCCATATCTCAAGTTCTCTTCAATCAGTTCCTAAGCCATCAGGAAAAACACAGGCTCAAATTGCACATTTGAAAGCTCAACGTCACTCACATTACGCTACACGAGATATTGAGCTTATTAACTATTTAATAGTGTTGCTTGAAGAGATTAGAGGGAAAGGTAACAACAACTTTGTTATGGGAATGAAGCATTTTCATGGCATGTGGGAGGCAATGCTCAATGAGACTTTGAGCTGGACAGTCAAAGTTAACAGTGAACTACCAATTCCAGCTTATAAGTTAAATGACGGAAGCATAGTTGAAGCACCATCGAAAGGACAAAGAACTGACATAGTACTACGAAGACCAAATACAGACCAATTCGCGGTTGCGGATGCAAAGTACTACGAAACAAGAAAAAGTACCAAGAGTGCACCTGGTTGGCCCGATCTAGTGAAACAGTTTTTTTATGCTAAAGCATTAGGTGTTTATAGCGATTCAGCGCAAGTAAGTAATGCTTTTATTTTCCCTGGTGAAAGTGGAGTAATAACGAGCGCACATATGAAAAATAGACAAACTGGCGATCTTGAAGACACTGAATACCCAGCTATCAAATGCTTATATGTTTGCCCAAGACAAGTAATTCAGCACTACATCAAAGGCAAAAAGCTTACTCAACTCAGTGAAAATTTGTTTTAAAAATCATCAAACTACCCATATAAAGCCTAGTAATAAACTAGGCTTTATTCTTATGAGACAACACTCAAAGCTACAGTTCAAAACAACCCAAACACATTATTTTTCCCATCTTGTTCAAGGCCTTTGATCTGATGGTGTTTTGGCTCCCCACCAAACAATAAGATATACAACTTCCGGTCTTGGTACGTCCCCACGACATAGTGGTCTTTCTGTATCACGTACTCGATGGTTTCGGCTTCCTCATCGGTGCACAGATACTTAATATCGATCAGTTTCACCCACTTCAAACCGATCACGTTATCTGCTTCTATAAACCCACCAAATGGCGCCTTAAATCGATTACCTAGCTTCAAAAGCGCTTCAATCATTCCTTGGTTCTTATTATTTATCCCTATTGGACCATCACTGTTGATTTTGAAAATGCTGTAGCCAGCCGTAACTTGAATTGATTGAAACATAGAAAGCCCGTTTACTACTGTCGACTTTTCAACGTACTAACGTGTTTCTTACTAGGGTGCGAGTCATGTGCTATTCCCCCAATATAAAACATTGTTCTACGTTTTAGCTCGATTTATACTGTTTTTATATACAGTTATTTTAGGCTTTATTATGTCTATCCGCAATTTAAAAGATGGCTCTACCAAACCTTGGATCTGCGAATGTTACCCAAACGGGCGAGCGGGAAAGCGTGTTCGTAAGAAGTTTGCGACTAAGGGCGAAGCCAAGGCTTTTGAGCTTCACACAATGAAAGAGATTGACGATAAGCCCTGGATGGGAGACAAGCCGGATCACCGAAGGCTGTCTCAACTTATTGAGCTTTGGTATTCACACTATGGTGCAACCCTTACCAAAGGCAATGTCATTCATAGTAAATTTCTAAGAATGGCTAACGCGATGGGTAACCCTATAGCGACAGTTTTCAATGCAAAAACATACTCTGAATTCAGAAGTAACCGAATGAGTGGGCAAATTAGCTTTGTTGATGCGCGCTGGCAAAAAGGGGCGCCTAGTATCGCAACGCTAAATTCAGAACTAGCTCGATTTAAAGCAATGTTCGGCAAGTTAAAAGAGATTGGGGAGTGGAAAGGACCAAACCCATTGGAAGAAGTGAAGCCATTTAAAGATCACGAACGCACTATGTCTTTTCTTCATAAAGAGCACATTACTTTGTTACTTGAGCATGTGTCTAAACACAGCCGAACAGATATGCAGAAAATAGTGAAGCTATGCCTAGCCACTGGAGCTCGCTGGAATGAAGCTGCTCAGCTGAAAGGCGCTCAGTTAAGCAAATATAAGGTTACGTTCACCAATACCAAGACTAAGAAGAATCGCTCTGTACCCATCTCAGAGGAGCTTTACAACGAGATATACAAACCAACCTCAGGGAAGCTCTTTGAAGAATGCTACACACCTTTCTGCTACATATTGAAGAATAAACTGGGCATCACCCTACCCTCAGGGCAAGCCTCCCATGTTTTGCGTCATTCGTTTGCAAGTCACTTCATGATGAATGGCGGCAATATTTTAGTACTAAGGGATATTCTAGGCCACGCCGATATCAGCATGACAATGCGCTATGCCCACTTCGCACCTGATCACCTATCTGAAGCAATTATCCATAACCCTCTTTCTAACCTGTAACCTGTCGCCAAAAAATTTTTTGCTCGTCTGTCGCCACTTTGTCGCCACTTGCCAAATTTCAGGTAAAAAAAGAGCCACTTTAAAGTGGCTCAGTTCTTAAAATTTTAAACAAGTGTTTTAAACGTTACTCTTTACCGAATACGTTGTTCTCTTGCTCTTGTACACGGATGAAAGTCGTACGCTTAGTTAGCTCTTTAAGCTTTGCTGCGCCTACGTATGTACAAGTTGAACGTACACCACCAAGGATGTCAGAAATTGTGTTGTGAACTGAACCACGGTATGGAAGTAAAACAGTTTTACCTTCCGCAGCACGGTACTTAGCAACACCACCAGAGTGCTTGTCCATAGCCGACTGTGAAGACATGCCGTAGAACTTCATGTATTGCTTACCGTCTTGCTCTACAACTTCGCCGCCTGACTCAGAGTGGCCTGCTAGCATGCCACCTAGCATTACGAAGTCAGCACCGCCGCCGAACGCTTTAGATACGTCACCCGCACATGAACAACCACCGTCACCGATGATCATGCCGCCAAGGCCGTGTGCTGCGTCGCCACACTCGATGATTGCAGAAAGTTGAGGGTAACCTACGCCTGTTTTAACACGTGTAGTACAAACAGAACCAGGGCCGATACCAACCTTAACAATGTCTGCGCCCGCTAGGATTAGCTCTTCAACCATGTCACCTGTTACAACGTTACCCGCAGAGATAACTTTAGTCGGGAATTCAGCACGTACTTTCTGTACGAACTCAACAAGGTGCTCAGAGTAACCGTTAGCGATATCAATACAGATAAATACGAACTCTTCGCTAAGCGCCATGATCTTCTTAACTTTCTCGAACTCAGCTTCAGACGTACCTGTTGATACAAAAACGTTGTTCAGAGTTTTCTTGTCTGCTGTTTTAGCAAACTCAGCCCACTGCTCTACTGTGTAGTGCTTGTGTACTGCAGTCATAACACCGTGCTCTGCTAGAGCAGCTGCCATTTCAAAGCTTGCTACCGAATCCATGTTAGCTGCAATTACTGGAGTACCAGACCATTGACGACCGCTATGCTTGAATGTAAAATCGCGGGTTAATTCAACTTGAGAACGGCTTTTAAGGGTAGAACGCTTCGGACGGAAGAGTACATCTTTGAAACCTAACTTAAGTTCTTGTTCGATACGCAT